ACTCATTATTAACATGCCCCCTAGGCATACTAAATCTGAGTTCGCTTCTATTTACTTTCCTGCTTGGATTATAGGTAAGTATCCTAAAATGAAATTAATGCAGGTATCTCACAATGCTGAGTTATCTGGAAGATTTGGTAGTAAGGTTCGTAACTTAATTGATTCACCACAATACAAACAAATATTTGGTGATGTGAGGCTCAGAGAAGATTCTAAAGCAAAGGGACGTTGGGAAACAAATCACGGTGGTGAGTATTATGCTGCAGGTGTTGGCGGTTCCATTACAGGTCGTGGTGCAGATTTATTAATTATTGATGATCCTCATACAGAACAAGACTCATTATCTAATACTGCTATGGAAAGATCATACGAGTGGTATTTATCAGGACCCAGACAACGATTACAACCAGGTGGTTCCATCTTATTAGTTATGACTAGGTGGGCTGAAGATGACCTTACTGGTAGACTGATCAAGGCTCAAGCAGAACCTAAAGCAGACAAGTGGAAATTAATTTCATTTCCAGCAATTTTAGATTCAGGAGTCCCTGTTTGGCCAGAGTATTGGAACCTAGAAGAATTAGAAAAAGTAAAAGCTTCATTAAGTATTAGGAACTGGTCTGCTCAATATATGCAGAATCCTACATCTGAAGAGGGTGCCATTATAAAACGAGAATGGTGGAAGCCTTGGAAGTTTGATGACATACCAAATTTACAACATGTTATTCAAAGTTATGATACGGCGTTTAGTAAAAAAGAAACTGCCGATTATTCTGCTATTACTACTTGGGGAATCTTTCAACCTAAGGAGGATCAACCTTTTGCAATGATATTATTAGATGCTATTAAAGGTAAATTTGATTTTCCAGAATTAAAGAATATAGCATTTGAACAGTATAGATACTGGGAACCAGAAACGGTTCTTATTGAAGCCAAAGCCTCAGGACAACCTTTACTACAGGAGTTTAGAAGAGCGGGTATACCTGCCGTAGACTTTAGTCCTAATAAAGGAAATGACAAGTTTACTAGGATAAATTCATGTGCCCCTGTATTTGAAGCGGGTAATGTTTACTATCCAGATGGTGAGAAATTTGCCATGGATGTTATTGAGGAGTGTGCTGCGTTTCCTCATGGCCAATATGACGATTATGTGGACAGTACTACTCAAGCCGTGTTAAGATACCGACAAGGAAGCTTTGTCAGTACATATATGGATTATGTGGAAGAAGAGCGTCCACCAAAAGAATATAAATATTATTAGGAGATAATTATGCCAAAAGATAAAATCTATAAAGAAAAATTAAAAAAACTTTCAGGATCAGCCATGACTGAAAAAGAATCTAAAAAAATTAAAGGAGCATTATCCCAAGCAGAAACTCCAGCAACAGCAGGAGCAGGAGTTGGTGCATTATCTGGATCAGCCATGACTGAAAAAGAATTTAAAAAAATTAAAGAAGCTCTACAGCAAGCACCAGAAGGTTTAGAAGATGAGGCTTTACAACCTGGACAAGAATATGGAATGAAAGAAGCTGCAGCACAAGGAGCACGAGGTGCAGTAGGTGAAGTAGTAGGAAGAAAAAAAGGTGGCAAGGTAAAGATGCACAAAATGCCAGGCGGAAAAATGATGAAAGATTCTGACATGAAGAAAAAAAAGAAAATGGGTGGGGGTATGATGCAAGACTCTATGGGTTATAAAAAAGGTGGTACAGTTCGTGGTGGTAGATCCGAAATCAAAGGAACACGTCCCGCTAAATTATACTAGAAGATATATATGAAAAAAAAGAAAATCATTAAAGCTCAATTAGGAAGAATTATAAAAGATAATTTATCTCCTCAACAAAAAGCACAATTAGAATCTTATAAAAAAACAGTAGTTGATGAAATGTCTAATAAAGAAAGTGAGAAAAGAGACCAAGAGCAAAAAGATTTCTATAGAAAAAGATTTGAAGAATATCAAGCTCGACCAAAATATAGAGCTGAACCAATGCCTTCCATAGGAGAAGAAATGGAAGAACCTAGAAGAGAGAGAATGCCTAGCTCAGAAATGGAAGAACTTTCTAGAATGCTTATACAAGAAAAAGAAAATGCAGCAGCAGAAGCCGCAGCACAAGGTTCTCAAGGTGCAGCAGGAGAAGCAGTAGGAAGAAAAAAAGGTGGCATGACTAAAGGCCAAAAGAAAGTTGGTAAAGTAATGTCAGAATTCAAAGCAGGTAAATTAAAATCATCTTCAGGTAAAAAAGTTACAAATCCTAAACAAGCTATTGCTATTGGATTATCAGAAGCAGGTATGTCAAAAAATAAAAAAATGGGTGGTGGTATGATGAGTGATGAATCTTTTCAATACTCAAAGGGTGGTATGGTCCGTGGCCAGGGTATAGCGATTAGAGGTACAAAGTTTAAAGGTATATTTTAATGGCTGAGAAAAAGAAATCAAAAAAGAAATCTGATAAAGATCCTTACACAAGTCGTAATGAATTTAAAGAAGGTTTCTATAATCAACCTGGTGATCGACCTATAACACCAGAAACTTATTATGGTACAGCAAGCGGTAAAACAATGTTCGAACCAGAAATTATGTCTCCTGATGATTCTATGTTGGTGCAATATCAACAAGATGGTGGATTAATGGATCAACCTCATTTGAATTATATGGGTGCAGCTAAAGGTAAATTTATTGCTAAAGGTTGTGGCAAAGTAATGAGTGATAGACGTAAAAAAACCAAGATGTATTAACTTTACATTAGTGTAATTTAATATAAAAGATTTGTATGGCAATTGAAGACAATAATCCAATAGGAGAAATAGATCCTTCCGTTGTACAAACGGATATGTCTGTTCCAGCAGAACCTGTAGATATTCAAGTTGAAGGACAGGAAACTCCTGTAATGGAGGAACCTAAAGAAGATTTCTATCGTAATCTTGCAGAAGACATGGATGATAGAATGTTAGATAAAATTTCTTATACATTACTAAGTGATTACAAACGAGATAAAGAATCTAGACAAGATTGGGAACAAGGTTATGTAAGTGGTTTAGATTTATTAGGATTTAGATACAAAGATCAAACAAGACCTTTCCAAGGAGCATCAGGCGTAACTCATCCATTACTTGCAGAAGCAGTTACACAATTTCAAGCACAAGCTTATAAAGAATTATTACCATCTTCAGGACCTGTAAGAACACAAGTCATTGGAGCAGATGATCAAGAAGTTGAGAATCAAGCACAACGTGTAGAAGATTTTATGAACTATATGTTAATGGAGAAGATGGAAGAATATACTCCAGAGTTTGATCAGTTATTATTTTATTTACCACTTGCAGGATCTGCATTTAAAAAGATTTACTATGATGAAATGATGGGGCGTGCAGTATCTAAATTTGTACCTGCAGAAGATTTAGTAGTTCCTTATTATGCAACAGATTTAAAAGATTGTGAAAGAATTACACACATTGTTAAAATGTCAGAGAATGATATTCTTAAAAAACAAGAAGCTGGTTTTTATAGAGATATAGAATTACAAGAAACAAATCCTAATGAGAGTGATATTCAAAAGAAGTATAATCAATTAGAAGGTACTCAATCTCCAGGTAATAATATAGATTTTCAATTTAATATATTGGAGATGCATGTAGATTTAGATTTAGAAGAATTTGAAAAGACTTCTAACAACAAAGATAAAAATGTTAAGATTCCATATATTGTAACTTTAGATGAAGGATCACAAAAGATATTATCTATCTATAGGAACTATGATGAGAATGATCCATTAAAGATTAGAAAAGATTACTTTGTACACTTTAAATTTTTACCAGGTTTAGGATTCTATGGGTTTGGTTTAATTCACATGATTGGTGGATTATCTAGATCAGCAACTCAAGCTCTAAGACAATTATTAGATGCTGGAACATTAGCAAATTTGCCAGCTGGATTTAAAGCTAGGGGTTTAAGAATTAGAGATGACGATCAACCATTCCAACCAGGTGAGTTTAGAGATGTAGATGCACCAGGCGGAAACATTAAAGATCAATTCCAATTACTTCCATTTAAAGAACCTAGCCCAACTCTATTTCAATTAATGGGTTTCTGTGTTGAAGCAGGACAACGTTTTGCAGCAATCGCAGATATTCAAGTTGGAGATGGTAATCAACAAGCTGCTGTTGGAACTACTATTGCATTATTAGAAAGAGGCTCAAGAGTAATGTCAGCTATACATAAGCGTTGTTATTATTCTATGAGAACTGAATTTAGATTGTTACATAAAATATTTGCAACGTACTTACCTCCTGTATATCCATATGCAGTTTATGGTGGAGATCGTTTTGTAAAACTTACAGACTTTGATGACAGAGTAGATGTAATACCAGTTGCAGATCCAAACATATCTTCATTATCACAAAGAGTAACTCTTGCTAATGAAACATTAAAGATTGCAATGTCTGCTCCAGAACTACACGATATTAAAGAAGCTTACAGAAGAGTGTATCAAGCATTAGGAACTCAGAACATTGAAGAGTTATTAAAACCAGAAGTTTTAAAGATTCCAAAAGATCCTGCTATTGAAAACATGGAAGCATTACAAATGAAAATGCCAACTGCTTTTCCAGAACAAGATCATGATGCACATATAACAGCTCACTCATTATTTATTAAAACAAGAATGGTACAAATTAATCCTGCGGTATATGCATTACTACAAGGACATATCTCAGAACACATTTCACAAAAAGCTTCACAGGAGGTTGTTGAAGCAATGGCAATGAATCCAGAAGATCAAATGTTAGCACAAGAAAATCCAGAAATGTTTACAATTAAAATGAATGGAGCAATTGCTCAACGTACTGTAGAACTTACTGCACAACTACAACAAGCAGAAGCTTCTGGTGAACAACAAATAGATCCATTAGTTGCATTGAAACAAAGAGAGTTAGATCTTAGAGCAATGGACTTACAAATTAAACAAACTAATATTTCTACAGACAATGCTTTAAACGCTTCTCAATTTAAAGTTGATACTTTAATGAAGCAACAGGAACTGGAAATTAAAGATAAACAATCTTATGATAGATTAAATATCGCTAAAGAAAAAATTCAATTAGCTAGAGAGAAACAAAACAAAAGATGATTAAGAAAGAAAAAGAACCAAAGCTAGGTAAGCGATTTGGACCACCTCCATTAAAAGGTCCTATGCCACAAATTCCACCAGTAGATAAATCATTAAAAAAGTTGTAATATAGTGTCTATGTTAAATGCAATTGCACCACTAGCTAAAATATTATTTAGTACAATTGAAAAATCCGTACCTGATAAAGACTTACAAGCAAAGTTAAAAGCTGATTTACAAACTCAATTAATGCAGTCGCATACTCAAGAGTTAACTGCTGCAGCAAAAATTATTGAGGCAGAGGCCAAAGCGGGCTGGTTCGCATCGAGCTGGAGGCCCCTTTTAATGTACGTATTAATTTTTATATTAGTATGGAATTATGTATTAGGACCTGTAATCTTATTTTTTTTTAAAGCTTCTATAACAATTCAATTACCAGGTGATGTTTGGACACTTCTTCAAATTGGCCTTGGGGGATATGTCGTAGGCCGCAGTGCGGAATCAGTTGCACGAACTATGGCTAACAAACCACAACCTAAAGAACAAGAAAACGGATAATGTTATTTAATTTCATTAAAAAGTTTTCATCTTGGTTAGATCATTGGATTTGGAGAC